AATAATTAGGAGAAAAATATGGCAATAACATCGGCAATTTGTAACAGTTTCAAACAAGAAATCTTAGAAGCTGAACATAATTTTACAGCTTCAACGGGTAATACATTTAAGATAGCTTTGTATACAAGTTCTGTAACTTTAGGAGCTTCTACCACTGCTTACTCAGCTTCTAATGAAATAACTAATTCATCAGGAACTGCGTACACTGCAGGGGGAGCATCTTTAACAAGTGTTACACCCACTTTAGATTCTTCGACAGCAGTTTGTGATTTTTCTGATGTCTCTTGGACATCAGCTTCTTTCACAGCTAATGGTTGTTTAATTTATAATGATTCACATTCAACAGATGCTGCAGTTTGTGCAGTAGCTTTTGGTGGAGACAAAACTGTTTCTAGTGGAACATTTACAGTTCAATTCCCAGCAGCGGCAGCTACAACAGCGATAGTAAGAATAGCATAAGGAGGGCTTCCTTATGGCATCAGTTTGGGGTGGTGATGATCCTTCAGTAGCCTGGGGACAAAATGCTTGGGCTTCTAATACAATCACCCAATCACTAACAGCACCAACAACTTTAACATCTTCAGTAGGTTCTTTAGTAGCTTTCAACGAAGAAGGTTGGGGCCGACAAGAATGGGGCAACTCTGGTTGGGGTGTAGAATATGCTGTTGCTTTAAGTGGTATCGGTGCAACTTCTAGTGTGGGTAGTGTAATAGCTACTCAAGTTATAACAGCAGAATTAACTGCTCCTTCTAGTCTTACTTCTTCATTAGGATCATTAACTCTTGATCTAACTTCTATTGCAGTTTTAACTGCACCTTCTCAATTAACATCTGAACTTGGCGATTTTGATAATGCTGGAACTTTAGTTGGTTGGGGTAGAAATGGTTGGGGTGAAGAACCATGGGGAGATTCATTTAATAAATTAGTTCAGCCATCAGGAGTAAGTGCAACAATTTCAGTAGGTGCTATTACCCCTGCTGATGTTGTAGGATTAACTGGTGTAGATGCAACTTCTTCAGTGGGTTCTCTTTCACATACAATGACTTACGCTATAGATGGTGTAGGTGCAACTTCTTCAGTTGGAGCTATTGTTCCTGCAATTGGAGAAGCTATCAGTGGATTAGGTGCAACTGCTTCTGTTGGAAGTATTTCTCCTGCGGATGTAGTAGGCTTGACAGGATTAGGTGTTACCGCAAGTATAGGTGAACTTACTATAACTCAAACTCAATTAGTTAATATTACTGCACCATCTACTTTAACAAGTTCAGTAGGTTCTATTGTTCCTGAGATCGGAGTGCCTTTAACAGGACTAGGTTTAACAGCTTCAGTAGGTGCTATTACCCCTGCTGATGTGGTTGGATTAACAGGAGTCTCAGCAACTGCTAGTGTTGGAATTGTTGCTCCAATAGGATATAGTACAATAACAGGAACTCAGACTGCTAGTTATAGTGGAGTGACAGCAACTCAGACTGCTAGTTATAGTGGAGTGACAGCAACTCAAACAGCAAGTTATTCTGATGTAACTGCCTCATAATCTATGTTGACATTATAAACAATACAAAATATAAAAACGAATAATATGAATTAGGAGAAAAATTATGGCATCAACCTATACCCCTCTCGGCATAGAAAAAATGGCTACTGGCGAAAATGCCGGTACATGGGGAACAAAAACAAATACAAATTTACAAATCATTGAACAATTGACTGGTGGGTATACTACTCAAGCTCTTTCATCAACTCCCACTACTTTATCCGTTTCAGATGGATCAACAGGTGCTGTTCTTGCACATAGAATTATAGATTTTACAGGGTCAATTAGTGAAAATTTTGTAGTAACAATTCCTTTAGATGTTCAAACTTTTTATATACTTAGAAATTCTACTAGTGGAGCTTATACAGTTCAGTTTAAATATGTGTCGGGTTCAGGGAGCAGTGTTACTTTTAGCACTACTGATAAAGGAACTAAAATTGTTTACGCGACTGCTAATGATGGAACTAATCCAGATATTCTTGATTTACTTTCTGATTCTTCAGGTATTACTTTATCTAATAATAACGCTCTTTTATTCAATGATGCTGATGACTCAGCAGCTGTTGGATTTAAAGCGCCAACTACTGTATCAGGCGCAGTAACATGGACTTTACCAGCAGCGGATGCTACGAGTTCTGGCTATGCCTTAACATCTGACGCTTCTGGTACATTATCATGGGCAGCAGCAGGAACAAGTGCAAGTGCAGTAATAGGAAAATCTATTGCAATGGCAATGATTTTCGGATAATAACAACAAAGGAATAAAAAATGGCAACACCAAATTTATATAGCGTCGCAACGATCACACCTAAATGTACTATGGGTAATTTAGGGGATACAAATAGAACAACAATGGTCGATGTTACAGCTGAATACGCTGCTAAAATTGACACAGTTTTAATCGCTAACACAGATGGAAGTAACGCATGTGATGTTACACTCGAAGTTAGTAATGATAATGGAAGTACTTATTACAAAATAGGAAGTACAATTTCTGTTCCAGCAGATTCAACATTAAGTTTTTTAGATACTCCATTATGGTTAGACGAAACAGATTTATTAGCTGTTACCGCAGGAACAGCAAGTGATTTATCATGGCATGTTTCTTATGTGGAAATGGCCGATTAATAAAGGAGGAAAAAATTAAATGCCTAAAATTATAAAACCCGCAAAAGGAACTTACACCACTGCAGATATTACTGTTGATTCATCAGGAAGAGTTATTACAGCTTCTTCTGGATCTGGTGGAGCTCAAGCACTGAACATGTTATTAGCGGTAGAAGGTCCTTCAGCTTCAAATATTACAACCGGTAATTCATCAAGTACTGTAATCGCTTATATCGGCGGTGCTGGCGGCGGTGCTGGCGGCGGCCGAAGCGGTAATCAACAAACCACTGGTGGCACTGGTGGCAACGGTGGTTTTGGATTTTATACTGCTCCCGTAGCATCTGGTAGTACTAAAGCTTATAATGTTGGAACTGGTGGCACTACTGGAACGACTGGTGGGGGGACTGGTGGTACTGGAAATGCTGGTGGTTCAACGACACTAACTGACGTTGGAACAGCTAATGCTGGCTCTGGTGGTGGTGGTGGCACAAATAGCCAAACAGGAACGACTGGTGCCGATGGAACAGCACCTGGCGGAACATTACTGCCTTACAGCTATCCTATCCAGGGTGAAACTAATAATCCTCTTTTTTATGCACAAGGTGGCTCTGGGAGTAACGGTACTACTGGACAAAGTGGTAACCCTGGTCTCTTAGTGGTTTACGATCAATAGGAAATAAAAAATGGCATATGCAATTTTAACCAAAGACCCAAGTATTCATAACATCTATAGAATAGCTGAAGATGAAGATGAAAAAAACAGTTTAAATATTTTTGAAAATGACTACAGAGTAATTGAAATTTCAGAAGCTGATTTTACAAGTCTTCAACAGGTTACTAAAAGATTATCTACTTCTACTGCAGATTCTATTACTTTAGAGCCTATTTCCGGGGGTACGGAAATGATTGAGAGCGACTTAAAAAAAGTACATAAAGAAATAATTAAAGCAATTAATAGGTTTTTAAAAAATAATTCTAATAATCCTCAATATTCTTTTTGGAATACTTATAAATCAACCCTAGAAAACTTTGATTATAGTACAATAACTTTTCCTTTAACAAAATCGTGGGAACAGTACTGTACTGACAATTCAATTTCACACAAGAGTCCTTTACAAATCCCATAGTTTAGTGTAAAATCAGGGTATGAAAGATCTTACAGACCCTTTACATATATTTAGTTATCTACGAATTTATAAAAATGTTGTACACGAAGGTATAAATAAAAATATCTTAGAAATTTGTAAATCATCTATTCCCCAATTCCAAAAATCACGAATTTATGCGAATAACGATGGGTCTCAACAAATTCAAGAAAAAATTAGGTTAGTTGAGGGATGGAGTTTAGATAATATTACGAATGATTCTAAAACAGCTCAATATTTATGCAATTTGTTTAAAAAAATTTTTAGAGAATACACAAGAACCTATATGGATTCAATTTCTTTTAAGAATGTTGGCTTTAGTATCACTACTATTGATATATTAAAATATATTAAAGGGGGACATTATGTATACCATCATGATGATACCTTGAGTGCTCCTAGAACTTTTAGTTGTATCTATCTAATAAATGATGGTTATGAAGGAGGGGAACTTTGTTTTAATACCCTTTCAGGATCTACTGAATTAATTATACCTTCAGAACCTAATTCACTTATTATGTGGCCTAGTAATTTTATATATCAGCACACAGTAAAGCCTGTGACTGAGGGAGAAAGATATTCAGTAGTTTCATGGATAAGATAAAAAACAAAATAATTAAGAATTTTTTAAATAAAGAAGAACTAAATTTATTAACGCATTATGTTTCGGTAAAACATAGATTAAACGACAATGAGTTGACTTTTTTCGATGAGAACTCTTCGGGACCCTTAATAGCAACAGGACTGGGATGTACTGACAACATTGGATATGGAGACATGGTTTTTGATTCTTTATTAGTTTGTAAAAAAGAATTAATGGAACAAGAAACAGGACTGTCACTCTTGCCTACTTATTCCTATTGGAGGATGTATACTTATGGTGCTTTTCTAAAGAAGCATAAAGATAGACCTGCATGTGAAATAAGCTTAACCGTAGATTTAGGGGGAGACAAAAAATGGCCAATATTTATTGACGATAAACCTTTCTTATCAGAACCAGGAGATGCAATTTTATATAGGGGATGTGATCAAGAACATTGGAGAGAAAAATTTTATGGGGACTGGTATGCACAACTATTTTTACATTATGTAGATTCTGAAGGTCCTAATAAAGAATGGCACGGAGATAAAAGAAGAGTGTGGAAGATTTCAAAATGAAAATAATACAAACAAAAGATGGTGGTGGTGAACTAATATTTTCAGATGAAGAAATAAAAATATTACAAAAAAGAAAAAAATTAATTTTTACACCGGAAGGGTTTACTCGTTTTGGAAATAATCTAGCAAGAGTCCTTATGAACTTTGCTATGAAGACACCAGATGGTATAAAAAATATTTTAACTTTTGAAAAGGATAAATATGAAGGAAAATGAAATTTTATTTGTTACTAAAAAAGACTTAGAAGATATTGAAGACATTAAACCTATCCCTGCTTCTAAGTATCTTCCTCAATGGTTTAAAAATACTACACTACATAAACCAGAAAATTTAACTATTAAAGGATGTATGCCGGTTCAGGATGCTTTAACTAGTGGATATCTTTTAAAACTTCCACAGGATATGGAAGTAACTTATAACTTTTTGGATAGTGAGAGCGGTAAAAAAATAATAGCAGTTAATTTTGCAATGGAAAGACAGGACTATTGCTCACATGAGATGTTGCAAAAACGACCTCAATCTCATCCTACCTTTCAAGTAGGAGGACCAGAATCTTTTCTTGCACAAGAAAATAGTCCACACGGTCTTTCTCCTATTCCTAAAATAATGAATCCTTGGATAATTAAAACACCACCCGGCTATTCCTGTTTATTTTTACCCCCTTTGTTAAGAGAGGAGGATTATTTTAATATTATACCGGGAGTGGTGGATACCGATCGACATCGCCAAAGTGTTAATTTTCCATTTATATTTAACAAACATAAGTACCCTTCTTATAAAAAAATATTTAGAAGAGGTATGCCTTATGTTCAAGTTATTCCTTTTAAACGTGAAGATTGGAAAATGAAAATAAAATATGACAAAGAATTTTCTAATGTAAATATAAACTGGGCCACAAAAATTATTAACAGGTATAAGCAACTTTTTTGGAACAAGAAAAAATATCTCTAAAAAGGCACCTTTTGAAAGAATATATTATTGCCGGCTGGATTATATTTCAATAAACAGATTACCTTTGAAAATAGTTCTTTGAAATATTCTTATTTCCCTGCTATACATAAATTATGCTACAAAAAATAGGGTTTTTACCCGGATTTAATAAACAAATAACCCCTACAGGTGCCGAGGCTCAGTGGACAGGTGGCGAAAATATACGTTTTAGATATGGCACTCCTGAAAAAGTAGGAGGATGGGCTCAATTAGGGAGCACTTCTTTAACAGGTGCCGCTAGAGCTCTCCATCAAATGGTTAATAAAGATGGTATTAAATATTCCATCATTGGAACCAACAGAATTTTATATGCATACACCGGTGAAGCCTACTATGATATTCACCCAATTAAAACTGATTTCGGAGCTTTAACTAATGCCTTAGCTTCTACTTCAAGCTCTGCTATTCTTACAATTACTTTATCCTCTACTACAGGAATGACAGCAGGAGATATTTTATTACTTGAAAATGTTACACCTCCAACAAGTTCTGGTTATTCAGCTTCTGATTTCGATGATAAAACTTTTATGATAACTGAAGTAGTAGACGATACTTCGGTTACTATTACTATGGGTTCCAATGCAAGTGCAACGGCTACTGATGGAGATTGTTCTGTTAAATGGTACTACCCCGTAGGTCCAGCTGAACAGGTTGGAGTTTATGGATGGGGTATTTCACAATTTGGTGGCACTGTAACAGCTCCTCAAACGACAACTTTAGATGGAGCCATCACCGATGCTTCAGCAACGACTGGAATTACATTAACTAGTTCATTAGGTTTTCCTACTAGTGGGACTAGTGAAATAAGAATAGGTACGGAGGATATTAGTTATACTGGAATTAGTTCAAATGTATTAAGTGGAGTTGTTAGAGGAATTAATGGAACAACAGCAGCTACTCATAGTGATGGAGCGACCATTACAAATATTACTGACTATAGCGGATGGGGACAAGCCTCTTCTACAACTGATAAAGTTGCAGAACCTGGTCTATGGTCCTTGGACAATTTAGGTTCTACTTTACTTGCTTTAATTTTCAATGGACCAGTATTTGAATGGGATTCAGATTTAAGTAATGCCACAGCAACAAGAGCAACTATTGTTAGTGGTGCACCAACAGCGTCTAGAGATATGTTAGTCTCGACTCCTGATCGTCACTTAGTTTTATTTGGAACTGAAACAACCATTGGTACACCAAGTACACAAGAT